GGGCACAGTAAGACTGTGACGTTGTTTCATTTCTCTGCCAGAGAAATGGAGATGGTTAGATTCAATACGTGATTTTTTTCATTCAATGACAAGAATGAGAAGATGAAGTTGAGGTAATCGCTGTTGCATAACAGCATATGTAAATTAGGTCAAAAAATAGATAAAATCAAAAAATTAAAAAAGAAAGCAAAATTAGCAATTAATAGGAAAATGTCAGAATTTAGCTTGACATATATGAACTCATGCCACGCATAACATTCGAAATAGTTTTCTTGTTCTTGTTGAGGAAGTTTGCACCTCGATCAACGAACTTGACGACTTTTTCAATTGAGTTAACAGCATTCATGCCCTTTTCAACTTCTAGACTGCTGCCCGCATAGGGTTTGCAGACATTGGAAGGAACAGGGGAAATTCCAGAGGTAAGCGTTATGGCAGGAGTACCTTCTAAGTGATAGATAGATTCTACTTGGAATGCGGAAGTGGATGATGGGATACCCTCGTAATAGAGAGCAATACCCACACCACCAACCATTCTAGTTGAGTCTTTCCATCCTATAGTATTTACTACACCAGAGGCTTGTGTAACGTCGTCACCTTCAGTGCTCCCTGCGAAAGGAGTACTTGTTTGTAAGGGAGTACGGAACGTCCAAAAGGAAGAGTTTGTATACATACCAGATAATTCGATATCACCATGTAATAGGTCGCCAACTGTTATCTCCATCGCGGTGGGGAGTTGTAACAAGTTAGCAGAATCAAGAACACCAGCAGGAATACCTGTAATAGGTAAATATCCAGTAGCTAGCATCCCACTATTAATTAATTGAGCATAGGAAGGAACAGTATCACCAATAGGTAAAAAAGCAATAATAAGACGTCCGGTTGCAGAGAGCTCAGGTTGAAGATTGGAAATCTTTATACCCCAGCTAACAACACGATAAGTTTCTAAAACACCAGCTAGGGAAGTTATACCACAGGCACCAAGGCCCCCATAAGGGACAATAGTAGAAGTAGTATTAAGTCTAACAAGTGCAGTAGTAATTATAGAATTCTTAGTTGCATCATTAATGTGATTGGTGTCAAGTAAAGAAAAGACAGGATTAGGTAAATACATAACACCTCCAGTAGACTCTCCTGCAGCTGTACCCAGAACGGTTGTCTGGTGTAAGTGATAGGATTGAGTAGGGAAGGGGAAAGGATCAGGAACTTTACAACCCATAGATGATGGGGCAAAGGGATCAGATAACGCCTGCACAAAAGGACTCGAGCCAGAGTTGGCTTGAATTCGATTGGGGTGTTGTTTACCGTTCTTTTGTTTAACTTGAGGTGCTGGACCTTGTTTGTTTTGTTTCTTTTGTTTTTGATTATTAACTTTTGTTGTGACTTTGTTTACAGCAATTGCTGCACGGCGGGCGACTTCTAGAGCGAGGAGAGCAGACATTTATTAAAACTTATAGGATGATCTGCGGATCATCCTGAGAAGTTAGATTGGCCATAACGGAGCCAATTAAATCGTCAACTACCTCTTTAACGACTAGGTGTGTCAAATTTTCTTTGTAAGTTTCCTGATCGTATTCGATCGATTGAGCAATCCGATATGGATATTTGCCAGCCAAGGCAGATTCCAATCCAAACCAATCGGTCTTACCGCGATAGCGATTAGACTTTTGGAAGGCGTTCCAGACGGAAGTAGAGATACCCCGGTATGAAAGAAAAGGAGAGTTCAATTGTTCTAACGAATGAATCATTATATTATCAGAGTCTTCATCCTTTGGAGGCTTAGTAGGATCAAAGTAACCAGTAGGAATCGGATCACCGAAACCAAGTAGTACCTCGGAGCCATAGCCATCCGGGACGAATTCACCAACTTTATAAGATACATATACAGGCTCCCCTTTATAGGGGAGAAGGAACTTAGGAGCATTCTTATCAATTAAAGTAACTGTGCTCAATGGGAGAGAACCTATGAAAGGTTTCTCGTACATTGCAGTAATTTGATTGTGTAAGTAGGTCGCAAGCTGTCTCTGTTTCTGGGTAATCTCCACTGGAATATCCAGTGAAGGCCTTACAAAACCGAGACCTCCTAAAGACTTAGGTAGGAAAAAATTATAAAATCCCTTATGAGAACATAAACGTAAATTATTTTTGTGATGATATAAAAAGCGATTGTGGGCATATGACTTGTTATGCGCACCACGAAGAACTTTATTATAGAGGTCCCATTCCGGGAGTTCACCTTCAGCTACACCTCCTTTAGACTGACCTATGAGTAGGCCAGTGTTCAAGTAAGTGCATTCAGTTAAGGCATCACTTTCTGTATTATAGCGAAAACATTGAGAATTAATTGTAAAAGTATTATAGTGAATGTAGTTCTTTCCAACAGAGAGTTGGAACCCAGCTACAGATATGTACTTTAGCCATATCGCATAGAAGCGATAATTAGACCGAAAATAGATATCGTCACCATTAACTAAAACAGGTAAATCAAACATACTAACATAATATCTTGGGGTCCCTTTAGGACGTGAATCATTAATGTATTCTTCAAGAGCTAATTTATAGCAGGCCAAGTTAGCCATACACAAAATAGGAAAAGAAAGAATAGAACCCATCAATTGACCATTTACTTGATCTACTGAGAAGTACTCCCCATCGGGGGTAACATCAAAACACCGTAACTCTGACTCACGAAGAGCTTTAGAGTAACGCTTAGGATATTGTAACCTTTGTTGAAATAAAACTTGCCGATAAACATCACGGTCCTCTTCAGGAACGTCTAGAGCATCAATAAAACTATTAAATAGCAATTGAGTCAAGTAAAGATTAAGTTTATCAGTAGCAGCCTTATAATCACCAGATACATGTTGATCAAAATCAAAAGTAAAAGGAGCTTTGAAAATCTCACTAATTTTGTCTTCTAACCCATTTTCCAAACTCCAGACCTTTCTAAAATCAGTTGATTCGAGAGGTCGTGTAGTCAGGACAAGGGAAGGGAAACGATTAATGTATGTTTTCATAGCCTTCTGCAACGAAATACAGGCATAAGAAGGTAGGGCTTCTGATTTGGTTATTATTCTCACCTTTAAAGGCTCACACAAAGGAATAACAGAAGTGTCCATCAGGACATTCTGCATCTTCTTCACATAAGCAGGTTCAAGAAAACAAGCGAATTCAGCCGCCATCTTAGCAGTATCTTTTTTGTCTTTTAATTCTTTTCGACATCTATCCATAACATCTGTCATGGAAGGTCGCTCGTATGAATAGTTTGTCGCAACTTTTCCTTTACAAAAGACAGGTGGAGACTCCACCCACTTTAAGGAAAGTTCATCAACTATAGCAGCATAGGCGCCGCCCTCAGCCCGGGATGATTCAAAACAAGAGTTATGAGAAGGCTCATGCACTTTAGGCACATAAGGTTTCGCTTTCGTGCGAAACATATTCACAACACATTTTTTAAAAACAGATTCAATCATATCCACTTTAACGGACTCCAAAGAGTACACATCAGGGTTACGAATGTCACCATTTTCATCAAAATACGTAGTAAATTCCTCACCTGTATAGGTGTCAATCACAATTGTATGTGGAACATGTACGGGGGGAGTAGTCATAGCAATTACATGGCCTTTAATTTCCTTTAACAAGAAACTATCAGGAACGGTGTCACAACCGCGTTTAACTCCCTGAAAGAGAGCAAAACCCAAAGTAGCAGCCATCTGATTAGTGGAATTTAACTTATTCTTAAGAAATCTCTTTACATGACCTGTCCATATTAACGGACAACCGACAAACCCCACAGGACGTGGTGGTAAGTTAGAGAGAGTAGGATCAAATCCAGCCTCCTTCAATTGCTGAAGAAGACCAGGATCTATACTACCTTTCTTCTTGTCCATATATTGGGCAAGAGGGCATGCTGTGTGAAACTTAATAAAAGAAATCCAATTATCAGGATGTATTTTTACAGAATTTTCGAATAATTTAATTTGTTGTTCAAAAGAGAACCGAGTTTGAAAGTCAGGGAACAGATCTATCAGTACAGATATTTCTGCAGCACAAAATTTCAGTACACCCATAATAAAACGATCGTCACATAAGATAAATGTTTGGGGCAAGACATTGGCAATGAAAGTTTGAATCCGTCCGGATTCAACTTCAAAGTCAGTATCATACCTATACAAATCTTTTGAGACACTACGGAGAGCCTTTGTTAGGAAAGACTCTACAAGTACCGTATCATTACAGACACTTACGTTCTGGACTTGAATCACCTTCGTTATTCCTCGGAATAATTTAGAAATTTGAGAACTAGAAGTTGTTAGAATAAGCTTATTCTTCAACCACGTATTTGCGCCAGGAATCTGGAGAAACTTAGATTTAAGTTTTCCAGCTTGACTGATGCGTCCCGGGACACCCCGGGTCTGTGAACCTATCAACCCATCTAACATTTCTTGTGCAGAGTGCACGGAAAAGTCTGAGAGTGTCTTAGTTGAC